GTGGTCGTCCCGATGGTCAGCGTGACCCAGACGATCACGAGCTTCCCGATCCGGAAGTACCGTCCGACGAGCGTGCCGTTCCCCAGGGAGGGATCGGCACCTGCGCCCGTGGTAGTCCAGGCCGGCGTGTAGGCCGAGCCGGTGGACTCCAGGTTGAACCCGTCCAGGGTGAGCGCATCCGTGAAGACGACCGGGTTGTTGAAGGTCGCGTTCCCCTCATGGACTTCGGTCCCCGTGTGCGTCTCCGCACCGGCGTGGCTCTCGACGCCCTGGTGGACTTCGGCGCCGGTGGAGGTCTTGTTCCCCGTGATGGTCTGTGTCCCACCCAGGGTGGCCACTGCGCCGCCCGCAGAGGTGGCCAGGACGCCCGAGAACGTCTTGTCGCCTGTGATCGTCTGGGTACCGCCTACGGCGACCACAGGGCCGCCTGAGGTCTCGAGGGTTCCGGTGAACACCTTGTCGCCGGAGATCGCCTGATCTGAGTCGGTGTCGACGATCGCCCCGGACGTCCCGTGGACGTTCGTCGTGGCGTTCACATGCGAGTTCGCCTCGGCGTGGTCGCGAGCCGAGACGCCGTGGTAGACAAGGGCCCCGGCCGCGTGCGCGCTGGCCGTAGTCCCGTCGACTCCCCGGGCAACCGTCAGGGTTGTCCCGGAGACCGCGGTGACATCGACGACCTCTTCGAAGAGAGTGTCCGGATCGAGGATCAGGGTGTACGGGAACTGGGTCGGGAAGCCCGACGCCTGGTCGACGGACACCGAGGTGTCGAAGGCGGTGACCGCATCCGACAGCGACGTCGCCTGTCCGTTGCGGTAGTAGCGGAGGGACATCAGTTACCTCACGAGGTGCTTGCGCACCGGGTAGCGATCGAGTAGCCGCTTTCGCTCTTCGTCGCGGCGGAGTTGGAACATGCCGAGGAACTGCTTCGCCACGTTCGTGATCGAGTTCGGGTCGACGTTCGGTGCGTCCGTCTGTGCTTCGATGGAGCGCAGGTTCATCCGCCCGGGGGCGAGCATCTGGACAGCTCGCCAGGCGACCCCGAACCGGATGACGTCGTGGATCTCGAACGGGATCCCGAGAGTCTCGAGGTCCGTGCTGGTTGTCGTCGGGACCGGCAGGTCCGCGGCGTACACCACCTGGACTCGCCGGCCCGGCCAGATGTTCGACCAGACCGAGAGCGCCTTCCCCGTCGGCGTATCGCCGTTCGGATCGAGCTTGTACTTGTACACCGGGATCCATTCCATGCTCGGACCGATCTCCTGGTACTCGATCCGGAGGATCCGCTGGCAGTCGGCCGGCGCCGGGTAGGTCGTCTGGACTGTCGAGTACACGAACTCGAAGGTCTTCTCGACGAACAGCTCCTTGAGCTGCCGGACCGTGCTCTTCACCTCGTCGAACATCCGGACCCGCGGGATCAGTGGGTCGTTCGTGACCCGGGTGTTCACCGGGTGCGCAACGGCCAGGGAGCCGTTGACGCCCCGGCCATCAGGGAACAGAGTCACCGAGTTATCGCCGACGGCGACGACGCGCATCAGCTCTTCCCCGACCTCGATGAAGCCGCTCTGCTTCAGCCGGGTCGGGTGCATCACCGGGAGTACGAGGTCGACCGTGTCGATCGACTGCGTCAGGAACGTAGCCGCTTCGGTCGTCGCGGTGTACGAGTGCAGCATGTCGCTGCACTGATCGATCAGCTGGGCAACGCTAGTCATGCGATGTTCGCCGCCGCTCCGTCTACTTCGAGGCCGGTGGTGCCGGCCAGCTGATTCAGGACGCCGGCGAGCTCCCTCTTACTGAGGAGGGTGCTGTTCCCAGCCTTCGCATTCAGGGCTCCGACCAGGTCAAGCCCGGTCGTCCCCGCCCAGACGTTCGCAGCGCCCTGGGCCTCCAGAGTTGGCTGGCCGTTGCTGTCGAGCGTCCCGGCCTTCCGGTTCAGGTGGTACTTCAGGCCCTTGCCGTCATGGGTGTTAGGGATGAACCCCGACACGATGTTCCATGTCGTCCCGACGGTCTTGCCTACTGGAACGTTGTCGTTCCAGGTGGTCGACACCGTCTTGCCGACGGCTCCGTCGGAGAGGCCGACGACGAACGTCACGATCGCGTCGTTCGAGATCGGAGTCGTCTCTGTCCAAACCCCGCCGCCCAGTGGGCCGGGGTTCGTGACGACCGTCATGTTCGTGGCGCCGACGATGCTGACGGCGCCGGCACCGACCTGGTACTGCTCGTGGCGCTTCGTGAACCCCGAGGGTGCGCTGATCGCCTGGGACGGAACGCTCTCACGCTCACACCAGAAGGCGATCTGGACATCCGGGACGGTGTTCGCCACCGTCGGGTTCGTCTGTGTCGCCTGGATGACCGAGCCGTTGAACGACACCGTGACGTCCACACCGGTGACACCTCGAAGGACCTCGACGCACGAGGCGAGCTTCTGGGTCACGGCGTTCGACGCCGTTACGGAAGTCCCGGCTTCCGCGGTCGTCAGCGTCTTCTTGTAGAACGCGACATGGAAGCTTGTGGACCAGGTGACCTCGGTGATCAGGGTCCAGCCAGCCGGGCCCGTCAGGGCGCCGGTGGTTGGGTTGTAGCCGTGGGCAAGGATGCCCGTGTCGCCAGTCAGTGTTCCTGCTGGCAAAGTGACAGCTACCGATAGACCGTTAGCGATCGCGGCGTTCCCGCCGACGTACGACCCCATGGGTTACTCACATCTTTCGAGGATCGTGTTCGTCACGACGGCCTGGGCGACCTCGTTCGAGTACGGCAGCCCGATCGCGTCCGAGAACTTCTCGGCTTCGAGGACGTCCTTCGGCCGAGTGGTCTCCGGCTGCATCCCTTGAGCTACAGCCGATCTGTACCGGTCGAGGTCCGCGTCCCACTTCTTCTGGGCGGTGGCATCCTGGCCACCGATCCCGGAGTACCCGACCTTCAGTGTCCCGACCTTGCAGCCGAAACACCCGGGAACGTACGTCGGATGGGTCTTGCGCTGGTGGAGGTTCACTTCTTCTCCCGGTGGACATCCGCGTCCGCGTGGCTCTGAATGTGGTCGTCGATCTTCTTCTCGATCCGCTCGTCGGCCTGCTGGGACCGACGCTCTCCGGCTTCGAGCCGGATCAGCGACTCCTTGACGAACCGAGCGAACCCGTTGCCAGTGGCCACGGTTTGTTTCGCTGCCTTGTTGGCCTTCCAGGAGGCGAAACCTCCCAAGACCACAACCGCAAGGAACTCCCCGAGCGATCGTGCGTCGTCCAGGTTCATGACGCGATGTCCTCTACGAACTCGGGCGGGAGGCCGTAGGCGAGAACGTCAGCTGCCGTCATCAGGAAGCTGTAGCCCCCGATGAAGTACGCCTCTGCCGTATCCAGCAGCTCCTGCGCAGGTGATGTGATCGGGAACCACTCGCCGTTCAGCTTCACGAGTGACTGCGGTTGCTCGATGAGGAACCGGCTGAAGAGCGTCCCCTTGCCGACGGGGACCTTGTACGTCGGGAACTTCACCCGCTTGGTGAACACGCCGGGGTCTCCGGGGTTGCCCGGATCTACCGGGGGAACCTCGGGGGACTCCTCGTCGTTCCAGGTCGTGCTGGCTCCAGCACTGACCAGCTTCCGGATCGCCCATGTGGTACTGAGGGTTCTGCCGGCGACGGAGATGTCAGAGATGCTCCAGGAGGTGGCCTTGCCCGCCACCGAGAACAGGTCGGAGACATCCCCGGTGAAGCCGTTGCCGACCGTTGCCCGGTCGTTCCATGTCGTCGTCAGGGTCTTCCCGACCTGAGTGATCGGGTCGGTCTCCCTGATCGCGACCGCGAACGTGACCACCGCACCGTTCGGTGTCGGGGTGGTAGCGGACGTGTCCTTCATCAGCCAGGAGCCACCACCAAGGGTGGCGCCGGCTGCAGTGCTCGTGAGCTTCACCGCTGTGGCGACGCTGACAGATCCGCTACCAACGCCGTACGCCGTCCCGGCCGGCTGGCCGGTGAACCCCGAAGGTGCTGTAGTTGACCCTGAGGGGGCGCTGGAGCGCTCCAGGATGGCGACCAAGCCGACACCCAGGAAGTTCAGCGCGGGGGTTGTCGCGCCCGCGTGAGTGGCGGTGGAGACCGTTTCCTTCAAGGCTCCGAGGACGTCAACGTCCACAGTCCCCGCGAACACGGTGAGGCTGGCAGCCATCCGCTGGATGGTCGTATTCGTGAAGGTGACGGGATCGCCAGCGTCCGTGGCGAGCATGCTCCGCTTGTACGTCCGGATGCGGAACGAGGCGCTGTAGGTCTGCTCGTCGATCTGTGTCCACCCGGCAGGGGTGGGGGAATCCTGCGTGCTCTGGTTGTACCCATGGAACAGGACGCCGGTGTCCCCATCGACGGTCGCGCCGGGAACCGTCACAGAGACGGTCCCGGCTGACGTCGACAGGGCTACTGCGTTCGCACCGCGAACGGTAGCCATCAGGTCACGCCCCTACTGCAACCAGTGCGGTTCCATCCGAGACCCGCATGAACGATCGAGAGCCGACGGTTCCGGAGATCTTCGTTGTGGTGTTCGCGTCGTCGACCTGACCGAGGATCATCATGTCGGCGTACGTCGCATCGAACAGCAAGCTAGTGATCGTCGTCGGGAACCTGGCTCCACCGCGGTTGAAGCCGGAGAAGCTGGTCATCACCAGCCGGTCGGTGTCGATCTTGAAGTTCGTCTCACAGCTGTCGCCGGTGAGCCCGGTGGCGGCGTACGGCGTCCCGTCGAAGAAGAACCCGATCTTGTCGTCCTGTGCCTCGAGCCCCGTGACGGTTCCTCGGCCAGAGCCGAAGTAGAACCCGGCGGTCCCCGAGTAGAACGACTTGCACGCGGTGATCTTCGTGTTCCCCGTGGCGATGTTGTAGTTATACCGACCCGACCCGCCGACGTGGCACTCGCTGATGAACGAGTCAGATGCCGCGGAGAACGAGATGCCGTCCCGGCCGCAGTCTCTGATCTGCAGGCCGCGCAGGATGTTCGCTCGGTGGTTCGCCGTACCCGAGGAGTTCAGGTTCACCCCGTCGCGGTTCGCGCCGGCGAACCCGGTGATCAGGACGTCGACGATGTAGTGGTAGGCGTCCGGGTTGATATCCGGGTAGCCGCTCGTCTTGTACGGCGCGTCCCCGGAGTTCGACATGTTGTAGTTGAACGCCGAGCAGGTACCGCCGGAACCGAAGTTCCCGTAGACCCAGAGGTTCGATACGTACGTCAGGTGGGCCGCGGAGCCGTCGCCGGCGAGGCCGGCCTGCGGGTCCAGCCGGAAGACCCCGGTACCGGTGTTCGCCTTGGCCCACAGGGATGTCAGGAACCCTGACCCCTGGACCCAGACGCCGGTGCGCATCAGGACGCCGGAACCGATGAAGAAGTTCCCGCCGGTCAGGATGACCTTTCCGCATTGAGTCCCGGTGGCGTCAGAGTGCGAGCTGAGGTCACCGGAGGCGCCGGTGTTCCCCGTCTTCGCGTTCGCCGCAAGGACGGAAGCCTTCTTGATCGCAGCGATGATCTCGACCTCATCGGCCGCACCGTCGCAGACGTAGTGAGCGCGAGCCTTGTCGGCCGCGCTCGCCTGACTGGAGGCAACGATCAGGGCGTTCGAGAAACCGCCACCACCACCGCCCCCACCGCCGCCGAGCAACTCGAGCTCGGCGACACGGGCGCGGAGGGAGTTCACCTCTAGGGTGATCGAGTTCACTGCATGGACGGAGTCCTCGGGGTCGTGGGCGACGTAGTCGGTCCGCAGGTCAGGCATTCGTGTCCCCTTCAACCCTCCAGCCGACACCGTCGCCGTTCTGTGCGGCGGAGTTCGTGGTGGTCCGCTTCACCCAGAACGCGGCGCACTGGCCGGGAGCCAGTGACGGCAGCGCAAGGCCAGTGGCCTTCGTGGTCGGAGCGGTGAACGTGACGCCGGCTGGCGCCGTGTTCTCGTCGGCGATCGTGGCCGCCTGGACGGGCGCGGAGCCGATGGCTGTAGCACCAGCCGGGTCGAGCCCGATGGCGCACACAGCGCCACCTGCGACCTCTGAGGCGATCCAGAGGACCGGCGACAGGAGAGTCAGCGTGGCGTGTGCGTTATGGACGAAGACACACCGGTACTCGGATTCGAGAGCGGCGTTCTCTGCACCCGTGACGTCGTCGAACAGACCGTTCAGGGTGGCATCCGTGACCTGGGTCGTACTGATGTACTTGCCCAGCGAGGTGTTCGCCGCGCCGGCCCCAGAGTTGCCGGCCGAACCGGCGGTCGTAGCGAACTTGAACAGGATGTCCGAGCTGGCGATGGGCACTAGAGTTCCTTCTGGAAAAGGGGAGAGCCCCCAGTCCCGAAGGACCGAGGGCTCTCGACTAGACGGATCAGAGAGTCGCGCTGGACTCGAAGCGGAAGAGGTTCTCTTCGCGGTAGCGCGCCCAGTTCAGGGCGCCCTTCCAGCCGAAGGGCTGGAAGCGAGCCAGCTTGTCGACGATCTGGCCAACGACCGTGGTGGGCTCTTCCCAGACGACCTCGGCGAGGGCTTCCTTGCCGGCGTACATCGTCCGGTAGACCTTGGCGCTCGCGGCGCCATCGGTCGCGACCTTCATCCGGGCGGATTCCTGGATGAATGCGCCCTCGTAGACGCCCGTGGTGCCCGGCCAGAACAGCTCCGGCGAGGCGTACTTGTGGTCGTCGCGCCACGCGCCGGCACCGGTCTCGGTGCGGAGGTCGAGCGCGACGTTCGGGTGCATCCCGCACCAGAACAGGTCCTGGAGGCGCTCTTCGGCGGCGTTCGTCCGAAGGGTCGTCACGATCTCGCGGTGCTTCTGAGCCGTGATCAGGTCACCTGCGGCGACGGTCACGGTCGACGCGCGGTTGGCCGCACGCTTCACGTTCGTTCCGCCGTACAGGAGGACACCGACCTCGTTGTCCAGCGTCAGGCGCAGGTCGCGCGCGAGCAGGTTCACGATGGCCGGGTTCACCTTCGACAGCGCGGTCTTCTCGAGACGCTTGGTCTCGATCACGACGCGCCCGAAGTCGCGGTAGGCGACGTCGATGTGGGTCACCTGCGGGATGGTCACCGCGTCCGGGTCGACGGTCTCGGAGCTGGTGAGCTCCGCGGTCGACTCAGCGAGGTCGACGTACTTGAAGAGCCGGTAGCTGGAGCCGGCGTGGGTCGGGTCGACCAGGTGCTTGTCGGGCAGTTCGCGCAGGATCGCGCGGTGGCGGTTCGCCATGCCGATCGCCTGGTCGTAGCCCATCGTGACGAGGTCGGTTGGCCCCGACGCGCTGGAGACGAATGCATCAGCCATGTTGGCTGGTACCTACTTTCAGTTCGGAGTTGGTTGTGCGCTCACTGAGCGCTTTGCGCAAGCCCCGCAGCGATCGCGGCGTTGATCTCCTCGACGGAGGTAGCGCTCTTGATCGCGTTCGCGGCCCCTGTTCCGGGGCCCGAGGGAGCTGCGTTCTGCCCGGCGTTCTGCATCCGGGCGTACTGCTCGGCACGAGCGTCCTGCTCGCCGCCGTTGACGGCGTCGCCGTCCTTGCCGCCACCCTCAGGGGTGGCGTCCAGAGAGAACCCGAAGTCCTCCTGGTTATCGGGATCGGTCAGCCAGGTCTCGATCGCCTTCGGATCCGTCAGGTCGACGTCTTCCTTGGCGATCAGTCTGGCCAGGCCCGGGCGAAGGCCCTTCTCCGTCAGTACGTCCTTGAGGTTCCGCGTCGCGATCTGGTTGGAGAGTGCAGCGTTCTGCTTCTCCAGCTCGGCAGCGCGATCGTTCGCCTTCTTCACCAAGTCCCGTAGGTCCTTGGCGGTCGGCTGGCGCCGCTCGTCGTCGTCGAAACCGTCGTCGTCGTACATACCCATTACTCCCCAACTCCTTGTGAAAGGTGCACACGCCTACAAGGCCATCCGGGGGTGGATGGCCTGTGCTCGTGCGACTACCGGACTTCGGATACGCGCGCTTGGGGGCCGGTCGGTCCTGCGCGGGTGGGCCTCCCTGGATTCGAACCAGGAGCCTGCAGTTCATCGGACTGCTGCTCTAACCGTTGAGCTAGAGGCCCGTGTCGTCGAACGACGACATTCTGGAATGTCGCCGAACGACTACATCAGTAAGCTGGACTTGGATCTGGCTAAGTCCAGGATCAGTAGTTGTTGCTCTTCGCGGATCCGGTGGATCCCTTGGAGCTGTCGGAGAACGCGCCGCGCTCTGCGCTGGCGGCCTGCTTCCGCTTCTTCGCGGCGTTCGCGTCACCGCCGAAGACTTCAGCCTCGGCTTCGTTCACGGTGTACCCGCCGTAGCCGTACATCTTCGCGAGCCGGTCGGTGTCCGCCTGGACGTCTTGGACGGCCTGGAAGCCCTTCTCGGCATCCTGAGCCGAGACGTCGTACGCACCCCCGCCGTACATCTCCGCATTCCCCTTGTCGATGGTGAACCCGTGGCGCTGCGCGGCAGCGGCGAACCCGACGGCGCGCTGCTGTGCCTGGATCAGGGGCAGTGCCCTCTGGGGGTCCATGGCGAACGCTGCAGCGTCGTCGGCTGACATCCCGTACAGCCGGCGAAGCGAATCCAGCGAGGCCGTGTCGGACTGGGCGATGTCCTGCCAGCCCTTGATCCGGTCACTCAGTTCGCTCGGTGACATGTCGTTAGCGAGGAACTTCTGGAAGTCCGAGTTCTGGTCGTAGAACCCCTTGGGGAGTCCGGACTGCGACAGGACCTGGCGGTACTGCCGCTCGGTCGCGATGTACTCGGCCGGCGACAGGACGGCGAGGCCGGCCTTCTTCCGGGCGTCGTTCGCCGCGAACCTCAGCTTGTACTCCGGGGTGTCCTGCAGCATCACCGTCATGGTGTCGCTGGAGAACCCCTCCTTGATGTAGCCGATGATCTTGCTGGCAAGGGATTCCAGGCCGTACTGGCTGAACAGCGTGATCAGCGCGGACGCCGCGGAGCGCTGGGATCCGGAGAGCTTGCTGAGCTCCTGGGTGTACGTGGCCATGTCAGTTTCCGCCCTGTCCGAGGAAGCCCAGGTCGGTGAGGACCTGCTTACCGGCGGACATCACTTGGTCGCGAGCCTGGTTCGTCTTGTCCCAGCGAGGGTCGTTCTTCAAGCCACGCTCGAAGTCCGCAAGGTTCATCCCGGTGGGGGCCTGAACCTTGTTGCCGGCCGACGGCCGGAAGGTCAGCGCGTTCTGGATGCTCTTGTCGCTGAGCTTGATCGACTTGTCGGAGATCTCAAGGGTCTTCGCCATCAGCTGCCGGTACGGCTCCGCGATGTCCTTGATGGTGACGCCCTGGTCGAGCTGGTCGGCGAACGCGGCATACCGCGACTTCGCCTGGTTCCGGAAGTTCTCGGTCAGCGCGGTGACGTCGGTCTGCTGCCGGGCGATGTTGTTCAGCGCCCCGGCGTAGTACGTGTCCGAGAAGTCCAGGCCGTAGTCCTCGGCGGCGGAGCGCAACTGCTGCTCTGCCTGGCCGAGCGATCCACCGATCCCGCCCTGCTTCGTCATGATCTGCTGAGAGCTGACCATGTTCCCGGTCAGGTCCCGGATCTCGGCGTCGTTGTAGCCGTAGGTGAACGCCGTGACCCCGTACTTGTTCGCCTGCGCCGTGCTCATCTTCTTGCCGGTGAGCGCGTAGTACTGGTCAGCGATCGCTGTACCGGCGATCGAGACCCGACGGTTGTACTCGGACGGGTCCGCCTTCTGGAGGACGAGCGCCTGGCGGGCGCTCTCCGAGTGCGTCTTGTACCACTTCGTGTTCCGCAGTTCGGCGGTGAACTTCGCCTGGCCGTAGGCCGGCGGGCCGACAGCCTTCTTGAAGAGCTTGTACAGCTCAGGGTTGCTCTTGAGGACGCTCAATGCCCAGCCGTAGTTGCTGGCCATCTCCTCTTCGGAAATCGGCACAGAGGACCTCTCAGATATTCAGGTGGACGCCCCAGGCGTCCTTGTCGTTTCCGAGCGACCGGATCCGGACTCCAAGTCCGGGCCGGGGGGCCTCGATGATCTGCCCGTTACCGATGTAGATCGCGATGTGATCCGCGCCGGCGTTCCGGCTCGAGTTGTCCCAGGCGACCAGGTCGCCGGGCTGCAGCGCGGAGAGCGAGACCTGCTTGCCCGCACGCGCCTGCTGGGCGCTGATGCGGGGGAGGTTCACGCCGAGCTGCTTGTAGACCTGCTGGACGAGTCCGGAGCAGTCGACGCCGCTCGAGAGGTCGTTCCCTCCCCAGACATAGTTCACGCCGATCGCGCTCTTCGCGATGTCGATGGCCCGCTGGCGGATCCCGCCGGTCGGGCCCGAAGTCGGGAAGGTCGACTCGAAGGTGTTCGCTACCCCGCCCGGCTGGCCGGTGCTCGACGGCAGGAAGTCCGTGAAGTCGAACGGTACGGCGGCCGGCTGTTCGTCCGCGGCCTCGATCCCTGGAGCGGTCGGAGACGCCGTTCCAGGGGCCTCAAGGCCCGGGGTGACTGGAGAGTCCACCCCTAGGGCTGAAGTCGCCGGAGACGGCGCCTCAGAGGTTGCTGTGGGCAGTACAGGGAGTGGAGTCTCGCCGGTGGTCTGGGTCTGAGTCGGAACCATCCCGCCGAGCTCCGAGAGCATGCTCTTGCTCTCGTCCTCCCACTTGGCGTACGCGTCCGGGTACGCCGAGACCTGGACCCTTTGGGCCGCCTGTCCGAGAGACCAGGAGTCCCGGTTCGAGAAGTCCAGGAGCCCGCGGGTCCCTGGCTTCTCGCCGCCGGTGAAGAACATCCGGGCGGCCTTCACTGGGTCGAGCCGGTCGGCGGCGGTCGCCCAGCCGGCTCGCTGCTGGAAGAGGCCGAGAGAATCCCGGTCTCCGTAGTGGACGTTCCGGAGCTGGCTCTCCTGCCACGCGGCCATCAGCGCGATGGTCAAGTCCCGGTCGGATGCGCCCAGTGAGCGCCCGACCTGGACGATCGTCTTCGCGTTCGATAGTTGCTCAGGGCTCCAGGGGTTAGGCACGGAGGACTCCTGTTAGAACGGGCTGGAGAGAGCTTGCTCGAGCCACGGCATCATGACCCCGGCGGCCTGGTAGTCCGCGTGCTCGTTGGACTGGTTCAACCGGTCCTGCTCTTCTTGCTGAGCTCGGTTCATCGCGATGTTCATGCCACCGCTGGTGTGGGACACCGAGTCCGTCGGTGACCCCGTGACGTCGTAGTTCGTGGTGGTCTGGGTGACCGCTGGGTTCTTGTCGACGATCGTCTGGGCCTTCGCGATGAAGTCCTCGACCTCCGTCGGTGTCGCCTCGCGGCCGAGTGCGTCGCTCGCGAGCTTGTTGATCATCGCCTTGGCGTTCGCGGGATCCATCTCGTCGATGGTCGTTGCCGTCGTCGTCTTGCTCGCCGGCTTCCCGTTCACCATGTTCTTGCCGCGCAGGGCAAGGAGGGCCCAGGGGGTGACCTTCTTGCCGGTGCTGGAGTACGTCGCCGCGGCCTGGTTGACGACTTGCTCCCAGAGCTTCGCGACGTCGTCGTACGACTGGGCCGCGATGCCCGAGTCGTTCATCCGCTTCTTGATCTGGTTGAAGATCGTGTCGTCGGACAGCCAGGACATCAGGATGTCCTTGCTCTTGATGTCGTCGCCGGCAGCCACGTCTTCCGTGGAGCTGCCGTTCTCGTCCAGCCGGCCGGGGGCGGGGCGACGCTTCTTAAACCTCGCCCGCCCCCAGTACACCGCGTTCCCCTTGCCGGTCAGGACACGGTTCTGCGCCTGGTTCCGCGCGTTCGCGATCTGGTCGAGGAGCGCCTGGTTCTGGAAGAGCGGCTTGCCGTACAAGCTCGGGTCAGCGAGGGGCTTCTGGTGGTCGTTCATCAGCCCGCTGGCAAGGCCGGCGATCTTGATCGCCGCGTCGCTCAGGGGCTTGCCATCGACACCCTTTTCGTCTCGCTGGGCGATCAGCTTCTGATCGATCCCCTTGCCGGCGGACGCCATCGGGGTGTCCGTCCGGGCCTGGAGTTGAGTCGGCCCAAGCGCCCCCGTCTTCTGGGGGGCGCTGTTCGCCTGGGCCTGACTCTCATGCTGCTTCTCCTCCCGCGCCAGGCGCCGCTCTACGGCGGCGCGCTGGGCGGAGGCGATGGAGGACGGCTTCGGGGCCGGCTTACCTCGCTTCTTGCGAGCGGTCACGAGGAGATCCCCCAATCAGTAGGTTGCGATGTCCCATCGGCCTGGACGGGTTCCAGCAGCGGATCCCGTTCCAGGAACGAGTAGTACGAGAACTCCGCGAACTGGGTGTTCTTGCTAACGAGGCTCTGGACCGCGTCAGTGAACTCCTGCCGGAACGGCTGAGCTTCCGCGGACCCGGCGGTGACGCCGGCCTCCTGGAGCTGTTCACCGAGCGCCTGGCGGAGAGCCAGGTAATCCCGGACACCGACCATGTCGGTTCTCATCGGACCGAACTTCCCGGACGTCGAGATCTCCCCGAGGGCCTTCAGTTGCCGGTCGAACTTGTCGGAGTCGAAGGTGGAGAAGTCCACGTGCCACGCTTGGTTCTCGGACTCGAGGTTCGCGATGAACTGCTTCCGCTCGTCGACCAGCTCTGGGTCGTCCCGGTAGGTCTGGAAGCCCTGCTCAAGAGCACGGGCGTCCAGCTGGTTGGTGAACTGCCGGTACTTCAGCCAGCCGAGCTTGGCGTCAGCGCTAGCTGCCGCAGCCTGCGGGTTGTCGTACGACCGGTAGTTCAGCCCGCTCGCCGGCGAGATCTCGCGAGTCTCCTGCCACTGGTGGGCTGACTCATTGAAGTCGCCTTCGCCTTCAGGGCCGACGATCAGGCGAACCAGCTGAGGGTTCGCCGCGCCGGCCTCGACGCCGTACTTCGCGATCAGGGACTTGTACCGATTGCTGGCGTCGACCGCTTCCGCGGACGATCCCAGCCCCGCGTTGTTCAGGCTCTCGGACTGGACCAGCGGGAAGTAGCTGTCCCCGTAGCCCTTAATGAACTGGTCATCGGCCCACCCTTGCGGGTGACCCTCGGAGCGCTCCCGCTCGTTGAGGGTCCGGTAGGCGTCCATGTACAGCTGGTACGGACTCTGGAAGATCGGCGGGAACGGGTTCACCATCCTCGACAGGACCTTCAGCCGGCCGAGCGCGCCGGCGCGCTTTGCAGCGTCGTCGATGTTCGGCTCCTTCCCTCCGAACTTCTGAGGGTCGATCCGATAGTCCGCGAGCATCTGGCCGTAGATCCGGGTGGTGTCCTGCATGTGCGCCTTGCTCTGGGAGTCCAGAGCGTTCCTGAGGTCCTTCACCGTGCTCGGCGCCATCATGTTGAAGAACGTGTCCGGGCCGTACGGGTTCACGACCTTCGCGATGTCGTTCAGCTCGGGAGCCGCGGTCTGTAGCCGAGCAGTCGGATACGCGACCAGAGGGCCGAAGCCTGGCGACAGGCCGCCCTGGAGGACCAGGTTGAAGCTCTGCTTGCTGATCTTGAAGTCGGTATCACCGCCTCCTCCCAGGAACCCAGGAAGGTGCTTAGTGATCCCGTGGGGAACGACCACGTACGTCTTATCCGTGAAGGTGTCTTGGTCGACGTGGTTTCCGTTTGCGTCGACGACCAATCCCATGTCATTCGGTGCGTTCCAGACTAGGTACGCCTTGCCGGCGATGCTCGGATCCTCGACTGCGATACGCCCCCACTTCCGGACGGTGTCCTCCCACGCTGCGATGAACGGGGAGACGAACCGGGAGAAGTGGCTGAGGTCGCTGGTAGCAGCGACGTCGTACATGTACTTCTTGACGGCCTCACGACCAGCCTTGTGGGCCTGGTCCTTCACCATCGTCTGGATGTCCCCGAGGGTGACCTTGTCGATCCTCGGGTCGGCCAGGAGGAACTCAGCGCGACGCTTCGCTTCCTGCTCGTACACCGCGGCATACATCGGGTGGCGGGCGAGCTGGTCCTCAGTGGCGTCACCTGCCCATCGCAGGATGGCGCCGAAGGTCCGGTTCACCTGCTCCCCGACCACGGACCCACGGCCCGTGGAGATCGCGACGGACTCGCCGTGCACCGGCGGCCGGTCCTCGACGTTCGGGACCGCGGTCTCGAGGTCCGTCTGCTTCACCCTGCCGGCCTTCGCAGCCTTCGCCTGCAGCTCTTCCGACGGGAGGTAGTGGTTGACGTAGCCAACCACCTCGCCGGCGCCCTGACGCTTGTCAGCCCAAGTCCACTGGAGCCGGCCCATGATGTCCCGGCCCTCGGGGGTCCCGGTCGCCCAGCGGGCGAGCCGATCGGTTGCCTTCGCAGCGTCCTTGTACTCGACCATGTACTGCACGGCCTTCTTGCCGATGGTGCTCTGGAGGAGCTGCGCGTTCACCGCGTTCAGCCAGTTCTCCATGTGCAGCGGCTCACCAGGCTTGATGTAGCTCCAGTTCCCCAGCTGAGCGCCCTTGAGGGCGATCTTGGTGGTGTCCCCGATGACCTGCGCGCTGGTGTCGCTGGCAATCCGCCACTTGTCGATCCGGCCCTGTTCGTCATCGAACGCGCCGGTGATCTCGCCGGCTCGGGTCTGGATGCTCTTGTGGCCGGCTTCGCCGAACTTCCCGTACGCCGCCAGGCGGCCTTGACGCCCTCCTGTGCGGTACTGGTTCAGTCGGGCCTGAGTGGTGTCTCGCTCGGCCTTCATCTGGTCGTACAGCGGGTTCTGACCCTCGGCCAGCTTCTCCCCTGTCTCCGCGGCGTGGGCGTCCTCAAGACGCTCCATGCCCTTCGTCAGCTCGAGTTCGCGCTGGTTGTCCAGGTAGCTCATCCGGAACATCCGGGCACCGGTGGCGGTGCCGAGAGTGCTCATCCCGACCGCGCGCGGGAGGGCGTGCGACATCCATGCCGTCGGCCCGAGTGTCGCGACCATCCGCATCGCCGACTCGATGTTCACTCGAGCGGCGTACGAGACTGGGCGGAGACCCAGGGTCGCCGCCTTCCAGATGTGGTTGAAGCCGTCGAGGGTCGCCTTGGCGAACTCCTCGGACTTCCAGACGAAGTCGTTCACGGCCTGCGCCTTGTTCGCCGTACGGACGTCGAACCCGGGGAACTTCTCCGCGGTGGTATCGAAGACCCGGGACGCGATCGCAGAGATCCGGTTCGGGTCTGGCGCGCGGTTCCCCTTCGCCCATTCGGCCATGTCCGTCATCCAGTTCGAATGACGGGTGAGAACGTGAGCGGTGCGCCGGAGGTCCGGCAGGCCGAATCGGTTGACCTTCTGGGTCTCGAGGATCGGGTGGAACTCAGCCACCCCGTCGTCGCCGATGACGAGGTCGCCGCGGGATCCGGCTGGGATCCCCGGCTTGTCCTCTACGGTCTTCGCCGCCGTGAACATCTGGGTATGCGCCGCGGTGCGAGCGCTGGTCTTCAGCCCCTCCTTCTGGAGGGAGATGTTCACGAGCTTTTCCATCTCGTCGGTGAAGAACGGGTTCTTCGCCTTGTGGTCCGCGACGATGCTCTCGGTAGCGCGCTGGATCGCGGTCTCTACGATCTGCCCCTTTTGGTTCTCATCGCGTGCCGCGGCGAGCTTGCCTACCAGGGCGAGTCGCTCTTCGGAGTCGAGCTTGCTGTGCTTCAGGAAGGTGTCCAGCTGGACCGCTGCATGCGGGTCGTGCACCGAGATCTCTCGGGGCTGCGCGAGCTTGTTGAACGCACCGACGGCCTTCGAGCCGAGGTAGATGTGCGGGGCTCCGACAGCCGCGACGATCCGAATCCCCTTGTTGAACGCCGTGCTCTGGAAGATGAAGCCGGTACCGGTGGCATCCGACGCCGCGTTCAGTGCGCGGGTCGGGAGGCTCTTGTAGTCGCCCCGCTCGAGCGCGGCACGCTTCTCCAGACCCTTTGTCGACCCGAGCGCCGACGACAGCATCGGCCGGTTACTGGCGAACCCGGCGATGCTCGGGGTCTCCTTGGTGCCGATGAACTTGTCCGCGACGCGCTTCTGGCGCGCGTACTCATCCTCGGCGGCGCGGACGTCGTGCGACACAGCCTTCAAGCGCTCGTCGGTCATCCGGATGAACTCGTCGCTGGTGAAGTAGTCCTTGCCACGCATGGTCAAGTCCTGCACCAAGTTCAGGTGCGTCGCTGCTTCAGCGATGTCGTCCGGGGTGACCCGATCGGAGTACTGGGTCGCCCACTCGGACGCCGTCTTCAGGTCGTCCCGGTTGGACTTCATCGCGGCCAGTGCGTCAGCCGCGAACTTCGTGTCGCCGGAGATCTGCAAGAGCGCGTCAGCGTCTCCGACGGACGCGCGGGTGATCAGGCCGATCTGCTCGGCAACCTCGGCCTTGCTCTTGCCGGCGGCGTACAGGGACTTGTTCGCCTGCTCCATGATCGACGCCGTCGCCGGGCCGTCGGTCGCGGTCTTCAGGACCGGGAACGCGGCCATCAGCTCGCCGGCATTCCTGCCGGGCTGGGCAGCGAAGTCCACGGCCTGGGCGTGCCGGGCACCCCAGCCAGCGAACAGACCGTCGCCCTTGGTCAGGCCACCCTTGAGCTCGTTCAGCTTGCTCGTGATCTGCGTCGGGTCCTTGATGGCTGCGATCGCCTTCGCAGCGCGAAGGGTCTTCGTCGCCTTCCCCAGAAGGATCGTGGGGTCGAGGAACAGTCGGGCGCCGGCGTCCAGGGCGCCGGAGTTCACATCGAACATCTTCGAGTGCTGCTCGATCTGGCGCTGGCCGTCGTCGGTCAGCATCTGGGTAGCGACCCTGTCGTTCCCCATCAGGGCCGCGGCGATGCCCTGTTGCCAGAACACAGCCTCGCGGCCGAGCGAGGTTCCCTTGTGGTCGTAGCCACCAGTGAGCGAGTCGGCTCGATCCCAGGCCGAGCCGACGTCTAACGGCGACGCGTCATCCTGGACGCCAGCGATGTCAGCTGCGACGCGCTGGCCAGTGATCAGGCCAGTGTTCAGCGGCTGCGAGATCGCGTTCTTGTAGACCCACTCAAGGCCGTCGGTGACCTTCTTGACGCTGGGGCTGAGAAGGTTATCGACGTTGTCGTTCGGGTTGTTCGGGTCGTTCTCGTCTCCGAAGAACAGCTGAGTACCTCGCGAGAACCCCTTGGTTACCTCGGAGATCGCGGTCTTCACGAACGGCTGCTTGGTGTCGAGGCCGGCCTTCGTGATGTCGAAGGCGGCAGCAGCCGGGGCACCGATGAACCAACCGGCATCCTGGAGGGTCTCCCCCAGCTTGCCGATGAACCCGCCGATATCCGGGAAGGCGTTGTCGAGGAACCCCATTGCTGGCCTCTCAGATCAGTGCGCGAAGCGACCGAACCAGTGCACGCGTGATGGTGTCCGCGTGCGGGTTCGAGTCGACGATGTACTGCAGGGTGGGGAGGTACGCCTTCATGTAGCGGATGTCGTTCTCGGTCATCTTCGAAGGGTCGAAGAGGCCGAGGACATCCGAGCCCGGGCCGGCGCCCATGTCGACGCCGGCAGTGATGGGCTCGTCCGCACGAGAGGTCGGAGCATCCAGGGGCGGCGGTAGCGGGCCGCTTGGCACCCCAGAGGGAGCACCGGAGCCCGGTGCTGCAACCTTCTGGATAGGGGCGCCCGCCTGGATGCTCCGGAACTGGGCCTGCTCGCCGTAGCCGGCGTCAGGGAGCTTTGCGATCGGCTGGGTCTTCGACCCAGGACCACCATCTGTTCGCTGTGAGAGCGCCCCGGGACCGGACACGGGAGCCGGGTGCGCTGGCGTCCTTGGGCCGCCGTGTCCGTTCGCCATCAGGACTCCTTGGTGATCTTCTCCAGCTCAGCGCCGGCCTCGGCGGTGAACTGTCGGCGCTCGTCGCGCCAGCTGTCATGCGACCAGAGCGCCATCTTCAAGCCGCTGAAGAAGTCCGCGGTCGCCTGGAGTAC